GCCTTTTGAAAGTTTTCAGGAGGTGGATCCACCAGAGTGGCCACTATATTTCTACAATGTCCAATCCGGCTTCTCGTTCCTTACTTTAGTTACTATGTTGAGACTACCCTTTTAAGGATAGAACTTGGAACATTTGCGTTTCCCCGTATAGGGACTGCCTATTAACCGGCACACCTAATCAGTCTATAGTCCGAAGACCTTTAACCGCCGTGTGATCACCTAATACCAAGTCTTATTCGGACGACAGTATATATGGCTCCGCGCATCTGTATAGGGTTGGGCTTTAATCCCTCAACCGGTTGCTATAGTCCAGTACATCCTCCCATTTCTGCTGGAGGAGTGGGCTTTAATCCCTTAACTGGTTGCTTAAGTCCGGTTCACCTTTCCATGCTCCCATCCCGCTGATTGTTTGACTAGGGGTTTCGTGGACGTCGGCCTCTCGACCGTCGGCCCCAGAGCCTTTACCTCAAAAATCAGACAGATAGTCATATCTCTTATGAGTTGGTAGCCCCCCTCACCGGGGGGCCCCAGACACCGAATTCTAAACCCGGGGAGACAGAGAGAGCGTAATTTAGTCTTATCGATAACAAGATAGGGGTCAATTGCTGTTCTACACCCTTGGTTTCCCTTAGGTTGAATCTATCTTACCAGTACAAGGCCGATACTCAGTCAAAGAAAAGAGGGGGTCTGGCTTACGCCGGCTACAGGTTCCTTTTGGGAAACCCTGAATCCTCAGTCTCTTTTAAGTATCTTAGCCTCCACGTACGCAGCAGGGGGTCAGGCAAAGCCTTTCTGCACCATTCCTTTCGGTCCGGTTGAATCCTACTGCGCATTGGAGAACTAGTTTGCTCCAATAGCTCGCTCCGTCCATCCTCAGTTTAGCTCTAGTATCCTCTTGTGACTCTCGTTACGTTTTCCAAGACAATGATTGGTCTAGTTCCCACTATGACCGTTTCTGCGTCTTCTTAATGTTTCGCCGTAGATAAGAAGAGTACACGTATCACATAAGCACCTGACGGTGCTCGTGTAACCGTACGCACTCCTCTAATTTACGCTTATACATCTCCTTCGGAAGCGGAAGCGCCGCTAGGTTCTTGTTTAGGGAATCTAACTTCGCCGCCACTTCGTCCAGAGAGCATGGTAAAGGGCTCACGCCCTCCAACATGTCATTAATAAGATTACGGACGTCTCTAACCTCGCACAGTACATCCAAATACGCGGTCCTGTACAGAAGATTTTTCAGGTCTTCTAGCACAACTTGACATTTTGTGTCAAGCACGGACTGATGTTTGTAGACACCAGGGGAAACACGAACACAAGGTGTTGGTGATTCCACGCTGATATCCGCAAAGACCATTCCAGTCTTCGTTGTATATGGAATAGTACCGTAATACTCACGGTCCCTCTTAACCTGTACCAGCTCACGAATTGTAGCCCACATTAATTCCTTCTTGTCGAGGGAGTTAAGTATGGATCGCAATTCACGATCTAGTAGAGATGAATTCAGGGCCGCGAGCCGAACAGGAGGAGTTCCTCACCGGGAAGTCAATGACTTCGAAGCGAAGAATTCCAGCCATGTACGAGGCTTCACCCCACCTGGGGAGACGTACGCCAACAAGTAGTTACGCCAGTTCCGCCCCTGATTAAGGAACGGTGACTGCATAGATCCAAGCACCCGGTAACCAGCTCCGTGGAGAGCCAGTCAGCGGGCGGGCGAAAGATTATACTTACGTGCAATCTCCACCCCGGCCGATATAAGCTGAGACGCCACCCACATTTCTGTGAACGGCACCGGAGAAATATCGACCCCACGCCATATTGTTCGCTTTGCGAACTCCACGGCGAGACCCTTTGGTGAGACTAGGCTTTTTGCCAGACCTATCTCTACACCAATTTCTTGGCATATCCGCAGGTATTCTTGGGCTACAGCCGCATCGGCGATGACAATGTCATCACCTAGCAGGGCGTAAGCATCAAATCAAACAAAGTTTGACGATGCCACCACCGCCGCTCGTTGGGCAGCTCATTGTACTAGGGCATGGTGTGTCAGAGCCAGCATTCCTCAGGATGTCAGGGCACCCATTGGCTGACCGGCGTTATAGAATAGCTCTTCCCCATAAATCTTATATTTAGGGTTTGTAGCTACGTAACCCCGATCAACTAACAGACTTCTCCAGATAGCGGCCGCCGGTTCCCCGATAAAGGGTTCCAACAGTGCTACCTGAAGACTAACTGGCATCCTATCGGTAGCCGCCGATAAATCAAATGAAAAGTAGGGCCCCTTGGGGTACCGACTTAACAGGCGATCTAGCGGACGAATCTGGTTCCGAGTACCATCTTGAGGTATACATTCGAGCACTTGCAATAGATGGTCCCACAGTGGCTTAAAAAGTCACTGAGTGAAGGGATCAACCATTGCAAATACCCGAACTTTTCCCGCTGCTTCTTCCTTGAATCCTAGTCTTCCAAGAGTCCCAATTCTCGTACTTCCACTAAGTAGAGAAGCAGGAAACTTAGAAAACGAGTCGATTCTGTTCAGGAGACCGGTGTTCCCAGTCAGCCTACACCAAGCTACTAACTTAGAGTAAGCATCA